TATTGTATGCAGCACCCGCTCGTGCGTTCGCAATTTGCTCCTGGTCTTCTAAGTACTGTGCCCGTCTCTGCTCACTAATTTTAATTGTTGGGTTTTTTTCGCCGTTCTTATTTACTACTTCTGCGATGTTTGCAGTAACTGCTGCCTGAATACCTGATGGGCCGGGGTACGCAAACGTCGTGCTACGAGTTCCCTTTTTAAGATCGGTGACTGTCTGTTGTAAAACAACACCAGCATCAGAAAGAGACTTCAAGATATTTTTAATTTCTCTTTCAATGCCCGTTGCGTTTACCTGCCCGCTGGGCAAATTAAGGTCTGACGTGACAGTGAACTCATTGAGCATACGTCTTTTCGTTTCTCTATCCATCATTCAGTCCTTGTCGATGTTGATTCTATGAGTACACTTTTTACAACGCTTTTTGTCTTCATAAACCGCATAAACTCAAACAGTTCTAAGAATGATCGCGGCCTTCCTGCCCCTGGGCACTCAGTCATGAACTCATAGCAGAAAAAAAGTAGGCTATCCCCGAAATGAGCTTTGACAATAGACGCGATGTCTACCCCCGATGCACCTTCTTCTTCGTCTCCTGGTTCGACGCTTGGGACGGAGCGCTTTGAGCTTTTCCAGGCGTCGCTTACTTCCTCGGACAGTTTACTACAAATATCGTCTATCAGCCATAATGCTATCCACGGATACTCGTTTATGTACTCAGATTCTCCTGCTTTATTGAATCCGTCAAGGCAGCACATCTCCACGGAATCTATTAGTACTGATATATTAACGTTTCCGGCTACTGCTTTAGTGTACTCCCATTTTGTCTGCATGTCGTCCATTGAAGTCAGTGCCCTGCACTTCAATAATAAGTCTATGTCAATAGGCATCCCGGTATACTTAAATGTCGTCTTATCTCTGATGCCTGTACGGAGTTGTTGGTACTCCTGCGGGTAATCCAGAATACTGGCGTCAAGCTTGTTCAAGGACAGGCACCTTTATGATATTTAGTGCTGCAAACGCACCATGGTGTACTATAGCTGCGGCGTTCCTCGCGGTGGCTGCTTCCTCTGCTGTGTTAAAGCATCCTACGTGTACAAACTTACCACGCGCTTGCAACTTCGCGGTGTATCTTCCACGCATGAATGTTACCCCGGCATACCCAGTCTTGTTATTTATCACATGCCTGTTCATGTTGTTTTCACCTCTCGTTGCTACTCTAACGTTACTGCGTAGGTAATTAAGCTTGTTGCCATCTATGTGATCAAGCATTTCATTTGGCTTAGCTCCAAGCCTGTTTGCTATTAGTCGATTAAGTTTTACTGATTTGTAGTTTTCTCTGAACTCAACATACCCAAAGTCATTTCGTTCGGTTATTTTATGGCGTTTGACTAAATCATAGTCTTCGACAGAGCATACAAACACGTTGCCGAGCTGTGTTCGTGCCACGGCTACGTCGCCAATAATGATAGGCTTCCTTGGTAAGTCTTCTGGCATTTTAGCCAATACTTCTGTGTATGTCATAAAAGTATACTATACCTGGGAATTGGTCTTGTATACGACTTTCTTTTTCTTTTCATCGTTCTCTTGCGCTTGTTTTTGCTTCGGCGGTGTCGTCGGAAACTTTTTTGATAGCATACCGCTTATGAACTCGGTTAGCCAGGTTACTACGACCGGGTATTCGTCGATGAAGTTGTCACCACGCAGATTCATGTACCGATCGGTAACATGCACCGCAGCCATTTCCACCGGCGTACCGTGGGTGTCCCGCACCGATATTACCAAATCTTTATCTACCAGCATTTGCATGGTGATGTCAAACATCATGTCAAAATCATCAAGTTGCGTCAGCGCCCGGCACTCTTCCAGCAGGTCAAGTTTATTCACCCCGCTGGGGAAACTGAAAATGATACTGTTCTGCTTCACATCCTCACAAACAATTTTGTACTCCTGTTCGTAGTCCAGGATTGATGCATCGAGGATAAAGCTTCTTGGTTTCTCATTGCCGGTGATTGCCTGGGCAAGATCGTCATTTTGCATACCATGTTCTCCTGATAAAAATATGGGCAAGGCAGTGTAACCTACCTTGCCCGAGATTCCGACAGCTTGGCCTTATGCTGGCCAGTTCACGACGGTTCCACCGTTTGTGCCCGTTGCACTGGTGTCGATAACCGTGGCGTTCACATCGCCAGTCTTGTCGTCGTATGCATCAATATCAGCGCCACCTTCAACTGCTGCGTTGCTTCCGAAAGGCGTACCACTATAGAAGTCAGGGCTTTCAGCAGCCTGGATGCTGTACGGTGCGTACACTTTCTTGAGGCCGTACTTGTTACCAACGCCCCAGATGGTTTTTTCGCTGAATGCGCTGTCGCCAGACACACCCTGGACCCAGCCAGCGTACAACATCACGACAGGGTAGGTGACAACGGCATTGCCAGCCTTCTTCATGTGGGGTACGTTCGAGAACGATACACCGTAGAATATCGTGATGATCCGTTTACCCTGAATCGTTTCGATCTGGGTAAACGTGCCACCAATGTCATCCTTGGATGCGATGACTAAATGTGCTGCGGCAATAAAGTCACCGGTTCCGACCAAGCCTGTAGTTCGCACTACGGGGATCGTCATCTTACCAGCCATCAGGTGGTTGGTGATGGTCAGCACCGAACCATCGACCAAAACTTCTTGTAACGAACTGTCGTGCGAGGGCATCGCGTCAAGGAACGTGTCATTGAGCTTTACCGCTCGGGACACGTCAATTTCGTCGATGACCGCGACACCGCTGATCTGCCCGGCCAGGAACGGATGCCGGAACTTCAAAATTGTGCCCCCGGCAGTCTGGAAACTACTTCTTGGGTGTACCGCAGCGCGGTTATTTGCAAAAGCCATTTTGTTGCTTCTCCTTAACTTGCGGTAATACCGCCCGTAACGGTGATCGAATCAAGATCATCAACGTACTTGGCGGACCAGGCGCTGGCGGCTTCCAACTTCGTCATGCCGGTTTTGGCAACAGCGAACGGAGGAAATTGAAGACTGATCTGGGTCAGTCGGTTGGTGGCCACAAACAACATGAGGTTGGTTTTCACGATGTTCTGGATTTTGGTGTACGCGCTTGCATCCGTCAACACCGGGTCCGTCAAGGTGCCCTTGTCGGTGATGAGCTTGGCGCAATCCTGGGCACTTTGGTAATCCACGTATTTAGAAATCATCATGGCGGTAACAGGCAACCCGGTGATCCCTCTGGCTGAGGACAGCGCACAATCCTGTGGTGTGTTGTCGGCGATGGTCATCAAGTACCCGACGTTCATAGCATCGAGCTGGTCGAACACGGCAGCGTAATTTTCATTCACTTCCGAGTTCAGCCACGAAGGGTAGCCCAGGGGCTTGATCTTCGATCCAGACAAGCGCAGCAGCGACAGTTTGTTGCCAATGTACTGCCCCGACGCATTTCTGGCAGCAAACCAGGAACCGAGTACTTCGGTAATCACATTCACTGCTTCGGAATGAACCGATACCCAAGTGTTTGTCGCACCGATCAGCCACAAGGCACCCCAGTAATATTGGGTGCGCGGCTTGGGAACCGGTGTGGTTGCAGGCATATTCAAGGCGGTCATACCCAATTTCTGTGCTGCGGAGTTCTTGCTGGTGATGCGGCAGGGGTTGGTATCCGTGCTGCTAACCACCGGATAGCCGGTCTGAGACAGCGCTACCTTGACCAGCGACCAGAAGAACGACAACTTCACATTCAAGGTGCACTGGTAAGCCAGGGCAAGTGAAAGATCGAAGTACTTGGACGGGACCGCTGCCGGGGTCGGATTTGCAGCCGTTCCCTGGGTGATGGCAGTCGTGGCGAACGTCAGCAGTTCCGCACCACCTGCAAGGGTGGGGCTGAAATCGCCGATAGTCATAGCTCCGGTCGCCAGGTCAGCGTCAACGCCTACAGTACCGGCTACCAGCTCGATCCCGGTCATAGTGCCCGAAGGAGCGAGCACAATGTCGGCCAGCACTTCCAAGGCATACGACTTGATGGTGTCGTTGTAGGCATACGTCCCGGCAGGCAGTGTGTGACTGTCCAAGGTGCTGTTAGTGATGCTGATGATCCGCCGCGCCCGAGTGCCGGGGTAGGGAATTACCACATCCAGGCCATCATAATGCTCATCGAACAGCATTTTGATGTAGCTGATGGAGTACAGCTTGGTGAACGCGCTGGACAGTGGGGCATAGTCGATGCTTGTGGCACCAATGGCCCAGCTACCAGTCTGTGAATCATCAAACACGATAAGGTACACCAGCATGTCAACGTTGGTGTCCTGGTTGAATGCGTCGATCCACTGGTTGAGCATCGAACCCTGCATAATCTTGGCGTAGTTGGTTACGTCCACCGTCAGCACCACTGGCTTCGTAGCAGTGACTTCCGTGGCCAAATCCTCCCACCCCACGATATTGCCCAGCGCATACGACGCTGGCACATAGAGCGAAATGGTATTAAACAGCTCGTTCTTCTCGTTGATGACGACTTGAACAGAGGACGAAAACCTCATTTTACGCTGTGCAATACTGCCATCGTAATTTACGTTAATGATACTACCCTCCAATTCTCCCGATAAGTTTTAAGATGCACCCACGCCACCTGTTATGATTTCACCGGGAGCCAGCGAAATGTACTCAAGCGGTTTCCATGATAACTCGACACTTTCTTTATACTGCACTTTTATGGTCAGGTCAAATGCTACCGACGAATTGCCAACGCCATAATAATCTATGTTTACAGGAATTATGTCGCTGATACCCTCCAAAATGCGCCCACCGCATAGCTGCCAGAATATCTCGGCTACACGCTCACGCTGGTTAATATGATGAAAGGCTTTTGCCCAAACCTCAGCTTCCACACCGACAAACCGAATGTCGATGACTGCCATCTTGTAGGCAGCATTTTCCCCCCCGTCAGGAGTACTCTGTGAAAAATCCTGGGCGATACGCGCGTCCCGAGCGATCCAATACTCAATGAACGTATCGTGAGCCTCGTCACCTTGCAGCGGATTCGTAAAGTTGTGCTGCATCGGCACGACATACTGCATAGCCTGCGCTATAGCTTCTGGCGGCATATCTTCCTGGTAAAAGTACATGTTAAAGAGGCATAGCCGGATAGTTTCAAACGTAACACCGTTGTATATAATTTCACGCGGCCCTGTCATTTTTCACCTTCTATTACCGCAGTTGCTTTATCAAGTAGTATTACTGATACCACTATACTCCCAATTAGGTTTCCTGTCGCGTAAAATATTGCATCAGACGCAATACCAAGTCTTTTACGCGCGGCTAAGGTTCTTAGGCTAAGCTGGCTTTTGGCCAGTGGTATCTTACCCGAGGCAAGGCTGGCTACAATATCTTTTTTAGTTTCTCTGGCCAGCATATTGAACGTGTCTTTGGTTAGTGGTTGTGCCCATTCAGTGTAGTTTCGCAAGTATGCCTTATGTGCAGTACGCCGCGTCTGGGCTTCGTCAGCGATCCGTTGTTTCAAGTCACGAATGGCGGCGTCGTATTTCGATTTCATGTGGTACTCGAAAACAGAAGAAAAATAATCCTCGATAAACCTGCGGCCACCGTTGAAGGCGTTGCATAGGGCTTCATAGAGGATACGGTACGTCATACCATCGCGCCCATATTTTCCCAGGCCGACGGCATTAGGGCGGACCGACGAGGGAAAGTAATAGCTGATCTGGTAGGATAGCCCCGTCAAATCCTGGAGCCAGTCTGCGCCTGCTTCATATCGGCTCGGCATAGCCACATCAGGAACTTGTCTACCCCCGTCCACATCTTCTTCGTCGTTCGCCCGATCTTCAAACGCCGCGTCAAAGGCCAGCAGGGAGTCTTCGTCCGAGGCAGTCACTCTGGCGACACCGATCTTGATAGGCTTGGCCCTTGTTGATGTAACAAGGGTGCGGTTAAGCAGCATGATTGGTAGATTTTCCGGGGTCCAGTCCTCGGTCATTTATATTCGTCCAGCCCCAGGTTCACATTTCGGTGCGGTGTCTGCCTATCGGTATTCCCGGTAACAAGTTGTAACCCATGCCGAACAAACCCACCTTCACGCACGAACCCATTATCCATGATGAACTGGTATAATTCCCCGTCATCCTCGACAAACAGCCCCTGGATGATGTTGGCAGCAGGCATTTTTTCTTCGCAGTAAAATACCGCCTTCTGGTTTTCGGTGCGCAGGTCTGTTACTACAGATTCTTGTCCCCCACTTTTACGCGATAAGTAGCCTTCGACTTCTCTGAATAGCCTTCTGGCACCGTAGCCTGCACCGGTCTTTGGTGCCATGGAGAATATTGTATAATCAATCATCAACTCCGGGAAGTACGCGAGTTGATCCCCGTAGACACCAGCCATGTGCTATACCTTTTTGGGCATGGGGCGCGCGACACCGGACACAAACCGCATTTCATATTCATACAGTCTTGCCATGCCCGTTGTGGCCATTTCTTTAATGGTGGATTCCAGCGACTGCGGTATTTCATAGCAGATTGACGGTCGATATTGCCCGCCACCAATCGTGCATGAATGCTTCACACTGAAAAATCCTTTGTTTGGTTCTACACCAGTCATAGTTATTTCCTTTTATACCATCGTCTTGCCACGTATCATAACGCGCTTACCTGCTGCTCGGAGCATCAGGTATGCTTTGTGCCCGAACGGATTACTTTTAAGAGACGACAACAAGTCCTGGTAGGCACCACTTTCTGTACTCATGCTGTCCGCAAAGGTGATGTCAATGTCCCCAATCTTCTTTCGCTTTACCGGCACCCCGCCCATCGTTGGAAGCCCTGAAAGCATCTTCGGATTGGTGTCCGCGATGTACCACGCTACCAGCAGCCGATAGCACAGCACCGTTTTGTCATACCACACATCTTTCGTATGGATGTCCCAGATCGTGCCAACGCCATAGAACATTGCATACACCGAGGCAATTGCTTCCTCGATGATGCCTACGTTCTCTGGTTTAGCAAGTTTTGGGAACTGCTGTAGGTGGTAGCGCATGAAATCCTGCGCGGTGAGTTGCGCAGGAAGCCCGTTAACGAAGATTGGATCGCTCATTAGAACTTGGGAGTAACCCCGGCTCCATCTTGGCTATCGGCCACTTTACCCGCACCCGGTATTGCGGCTTTGGCTGCATTGAGCTGATCTTGCAGCGCAGTAATCTGGGATTTCAGGTTGGTGATTTCGGCCTTGGCGTCAGTCAGGGCTTTGCCACTGTTGGTAGCAACCTGGGCCTGTAAGGTGGCAATCAGCGTATTGGCGGCTTGTAGGTCTTTGCGCACCGAAACCAAGACATCCTGGGGAGTCTTGATGTCATCAGGCAGATCATCATGCACATAGAGCATGTGTTTTGCCGGGTCGGTGAAATGGCTGAATGTTTTACTCTGTGCCATCAAAAGATCATAGTCGGAATCTTCGATGGGGGTATAGCCACTTTCCAGCGCCCGGCCAGTACCGCGATCCATGGTAGCCGGGCGAAAAAAGAATTCGCGTGGAACCGGACGACCACCTTCCAGCGGTGCACCAGCGTCCACAACCTTACATTTGATTAACGCAGTATGCACATTCTGAATGTATTTCATTGAACTATTCTCCTTGGGTCAGAATACCCGCCCCACAACAGGGCGGGTAGTATACTTAGACGGGAGGGGTATACCGGCTGTTGATGCCCATGCCGCTGATGACATGGACCGTTTTGGCGACCGGGCACAGGAGACTACCAATCCGCTTCAAGGCAGTACGTGCAGTACCATCACGGTAGCCAGGAGCGCTGGGTAGCACCATCTTGTCGATAGGCACAGGAGCCATAATCAGGTCGGTAAGGTTTCCACCATCCATGGCCGATTGCAGCGTCGGGAAGGTGATGAACATCAAATCCTCGCCGGTGGGGTTGAAGTCGGTATTCGGCATCAACATGGGGTCGGGCACCAGCTCAAACTGGCGGTACAGGCTGTCACCGCTGATCGAAGCCATAGTTCCCTGAATCTTGTTACCGGATTCAAACGCAGTGCTGATGATCGACAAGGGGCTGTTCTGGTTAAAGTTCTTGCTCAGCATTGAGAACTTCAATGCCTTGTACAAGATCGGTGAACAAGTGATCTTGACATCGACCGGCAGAAAGAAAAGTTCTTCCATCATGTCGGCAATCAGGTGATTGAACATCAGCAGCAGGTCAGAACCTACCGTGTTGTTCACGGTTCCCGTACCACCTCCAGCACCGTCATTGTCCCACATATAGCTGGCCGGGGGCTTCAGGTGATCGTAGAAGGTGTAGGTTCCGTCGCGGTTGGCGATCTGGGTCAAACCTTCAAAGCCGGACTCAGCATGGCCGAAGTAATACAACAGGCAGGTAAGCTGCTCCAACATCAGGTTGGCGTAGGCATCGCGGTCGCCGATGACCGCATTGGTCAGCCAGTTACCTTCCATACCACCGTAGATTCCGTCCATAGGAGTGGGGGATTCGTAGTCGATGACCAGGTTGATTATTTCAGACAGCATGGTACCGGTGCGGTTTTTCACGCCGGTTGTGGTGTTGAACTCGCCAGTGCCCTTGGCGACATTAGACACACGCGCCATGCCTTCAAAGGTTTCGGTGAAAATCTGCACCAGGTCGGCCCAGATATTGGGAATCCCGACCTTGTTGACCAGATTGTCGGAATAACCGCGCAGGAAGGGCTGCTTGAACACCTTCTGAATCCGGGCAATATCCCAGTACGGGGTCATCATACCACCCAGTACAGAGTCCTTGGTACGGCCACTGATGCGCTCAGCCACGAACGTACCAGACTTCTTGTCATAGTAGCCGAAGCTGGCGATGGAATCCGCCACGCGCTGCTGGGCAACGTTCTTTTCGATGCCCTTGCCAATCAGATCATTGATCTGTTCGATTGCCAGGGCTTGCACCGCATCACTGGCACGGGTGACAATGCTCTTTGTTTTCAAATCGGGATGGGCCAGAAGGTTATCACCGATCATGCGCTTGGGCACGTCCAGGTACAACGCATGGGCCACTACCGACGGATTGCCACGAACGCGGTATCCACCACGATCCCCCACTCCGCCATCCTGATTGCGCCCCACAGAAATCCCGTGGAAATGGCCGCTGTCGATCATTTCGGGAAACTGTTTGCACAGATAATTCTCTGCTTTGGTTTTCCAGCCGTCGTAGTGCCGGGCAACTGTCAGTAAACTTCCTTTTTCCATTGCTCTATCCTTTTGCAGTTTGTGAAGTTCCGGGTATTTGCCCGGAACTTATTTCCCGACCTGGTTTATGAATCAATGTCCGGAACACCGATCTGATCGGCCCGGAGGTCGATATACACCGCCTGGTTTTCCGGTTCGAGGATTTCCACCCAACCACCGAAGGTACAATTCGCCAGGGTCGGTGCACCGAGATTGGCCGCGACTACCAAACTGATAATCGGGAATCCCGAGGCATTGGCGAAGAACATGGCCAAACGGTCACCGTCTGCACCGCCCTTCCATGCAGCCACCCAATCAGCGTACACCTTGCGCACCGTTCCGGTGTCCTTGGTGGTGTCACCTTTCAGGTAGGCGAGGTAATTGGCCTCTTGGCCAACAGCAGTCATGCAGACTTTGTAACCCACCAGGCCCTTGCGCACCAAGGTTCCCTTCATGAACCCGGCCTGAATACCGTGCCCAGCCACAGGATGCGCATTCTGCATTCCCTGTTCAAACTTCAAGATACCGACGAACCATGCCTTAGTGGGCTTGTCTGCCCAGACTCCGCCCGGATTGGTGTCGATAAGATTGGTATCACGCCACAGCGCCGTACCATAGGGAACGATCCCGTCGGCGTACAAAGCGCTCCCGCTTCCGATTGCCATGCGGGAGAAGCCTTCCTGCACCGCAGGGATTCGGCCATCGACATTTTTCATCAGGAAGCCGTTGGTGCGCCCCTGGCCACGGAAAACGTTGTGCTGGTTAATTGCCAGCGGGGTACCATTACCGTATGTGCCCATAATAATCTACCTCCAAGTAGTTGTGACGGTACGCCGTCTTATTTGCCGAAAATACCGTCAAGCAAGAACGCTGCATCACCGTTGTCAATGCTGGTGCTGTCGATGGTACGTGTATCCCCGTCGGTCTTTCCACCGGCGCCGGCCCCCAAGGACAGGGACTTGGCAACCGCAGCGTCAACAACGCCTGGTATTCCGTCCAGAGTCCGTTTCATTTCATCCCGGAACTTGGCAAACGCTTCGTCGATGAGCCTGGCAGTGTCCTTGGTTTTGGCACCGTCCTTCTCGTCCTTTTCTTCTTTTTCGCGTTTGGCCTTTTCTTCGGGAGTTTCTTCGCCGTCTTTGGTGTCAGTTTTCTTAGCCTTTTCTTTGTCCTCGGATTCCACGGAATCCATGGTTTCCTTCAAAGCCTTTTCGTCGGCATCGACACACCGGCTGTAGAACTTGTCAATCAGGGCCGACACTTCCTTTTCCTTGGCGATGACTTCGACCGGGTGCTTGAAACTGTCCTGCACTGCACCGATCAAAATCTCACGATCCTTGCTTTCGGAAAGCACAGTGATATGCCCCATGACACCACCCACTAGCTCATCGAGTTTCTTGGCATCGACCGTGTGAACTTGCTTCACGCCAGCCATGACAACCTGAGAAAGCTTAAAATCAGCCTTGTCTTTTGTGCGGCCAATCCCCAAAAACCCCAGTACATTATACCCCATTTTCAAACCTCCGGTTTTTTTCTGGGCACTCGGTAAGCTATCACGTACTCTGACGTTCTCACCGCCGCGCCCTCGTTCGGTAATGACAACCGCATTAACCGAAATAATGTCAACTAATTCAAGATCATACAACGGATTCTTACTCAACACAACCTTTGATCGGTAGTCGGCACTTGTTTCTTTATTACCAGCATTAAAATAGTCAACTGCATCTTGTGTATAAAACGCAATGTTTCCACGCAATGCCACTTCGCCATCATCTAATGTGGTAACTTCGATACTATCCCCAATCACGCCACTTGCCTGGTCCCGGAAGTTGGCTGCACTTATTTCGTCGTCGGTATGTTCAACCGTCATCGCCGTAAATGCAAACTTATCCTTATTCCGAATGAGCACCGCTGCCGGTCGGTATTCTTTGTAGATTTCTTTTCTGACCGGTGGAGTAAACCCACGCTTAATCATTTCGTCGTGTGTGTATAGATACACGCCACTCCGCGCCAAAATGCTTGGTTTAATCATGATAGCCGGATGATTGTCGCGTGTTTGTGTAATACTCATCGTGCCTCCAATTCTACAACCATCTTATCAATTAAGCAAGAAGCAGAAAAAAACATTATTTGTACTTGGGTATGAAGATAGCATCCTTGCCCCCGTCGCCCTGCGGTTTGATCCAGGTTGCTACCTGCCCCATTGTCAGCCAAATATCATTACCCATCGTCGATAGGTAGTCGGTGATGGGATCGCCGTAGGGATCATCCACCAGCCATGCCGTGACGGTTCCGTTGTCGTCGGCTCTCAAACCAACCAGCGATTCGTAGTGGCCACCGGTTACGGAAGAACCGTCAGCGCGTTTGAAGGTGAAGTTTCCATGAATCACAATGCCGTCTCCGGCGCAGATATGTGAATGGATCGTGGTAAGACTTGCGCCATAGACGAGTTTGACACCGGGATTCCCTAAATACTCATCCAAGCCAACCGCCACGATTTCCATCCACTCGTTCATGGGGCTGGAATGTTTGGGGTCGGTCTGTTCGTACAATGCCTTGCAGCGGGTATTCTGGCGCATGAATAACAGCAAATCCATGGGTCCGCGTGGGTGCAGCCCTTTCATGAAGTTTGCCATAGGCCAGTTGGCAATACCGCCCGACGTGTAAGCAGCTGTTACGTTGCATGTCTCGAAGGTTTCATTCCATGGAGTTGAAGGATCGTCGGGGTTATTGCGCTGGGACCAGTTTGGCTTCCCCAGTGAATTGTTGATAGTTGTTGGCATAGAACCCTCCTTACGGTACTTTCGCCTGTGCTTTCTGGATACCTTGTTTTTTATTCGCTCCTACTTTTTCGTGTTGCTTTTGTTCCAGCGGGTCTTTGTAACTGTGCCCTTTCTTTTCGCCTGCGGAGGCTGGGGCTGCTTTCCCCTTGGGCTTACCCCCAGGGGCAGTAGGTGGCGCACCGGCAGTTTCGATCTGTTTGCCCATCAGCTCCATTTCTTTCTGGTGCTTCTCGGCTTCGCGTTCGTCCTTAATACCCTGGCGGCGGCGTACATCTTCCATAACCTTCGGGTCGATAAAGAACTCGTCGTCGGCAAACTGACGGCTGATGTCCAGTGCTGCGTCTTCCGGCAAGCCACCCGCCACCAGATCGAAGAATCCTTTGGTGATCTTCGCGGCAATATCAGACTTGTCCTTGGCATTGGTGACACGCGGGTTGTCGAAGGAAATGGTGACGTAGGGAAGTGCCGCAATTACGTCGCGGTCCAATCCCAGGGCATTGATAACTGCCAATTGGGACACCGCTTTTAGTTGGTGTGCCACATCGACATGGATGTACCGGGTGCCCTCGGATTGTTTCTCGTAGGCACTGTCGCTGGAATCCCCGCTGGAAAACGCCCCGCGCTCCGAGGACCACAGCAACTCTTCTGGTATGGTAGCCCGAGCCGCAGCATCTTGGCGCACCAGCCGGATCAGCTCAGGCACCTGGGCAAAGTCACGGTCAATAGCCTTCAAATCACCGATAACGTCCATATTGATGGGGTTGTTGATGGACGCCTGACGGACCCGGATCGTCTCGTCGAAGTCGATGGCTTCCATGATGGACGCCCCTTCTGTGGCCATTAAACCATCGACGTTGAAGGTACGAGCCAGGATCGACATCTGGTTAATCATGTTTGGAACGGCTGCCATCACGTTGTAGTAATTGTAGACCGACTCGATCCAGCCTGGAATATCGGATATTCCCCAGCCCAGTGTCATCAACGCTCCCCAGTATCCTGACTGCGGGGCCGTGATGACTCGTGCGCACCGGGCACCTTTCACATCGCAGCCCAGGAACGGCACGTAATAATGGTCAGGAGTCAGGAAGTCTCTTGAAGTGGGGTTCCAGTTTGGGATGTGCACTACGTTCCACCGGTCAATGGCCGTGTAGAAGTCAAGGCAGTTCTTTCCGATGATCCCGGCTTTGGCCAACTCGGTAATCGACATGCCAAAACTGGCCGGTGAATCCTTCTTGAAGTTCGGATATAAAAGTCCCCCGCCGTGGGTGAGCGAGTTGGCAACCACTTCGGCAATCTTGTATGCCAGCCCCGTTGCCAAGATACTGTCGGCGATCCGGTCATTCTGGTCGGCAGACAGCATTTTGCATTTGATCCTGACCCCATTCAGGAGAATAGACTGACTTTTCTTTCGGATAATAGTTTCTGGCAATCCTTTCTGTGAATAGACGGCTGCGGCTTCCATAGGGGAAATCCAAATATTTGGGTTAACCCGATTATTCAAGGCCGGGTCTTGTCCATACACCCCGCTCATGGAGTTCATGTTGGAAATCCCGCCGTTTTGGTTACTGCCCATTGGTGCTATGTCGCGGGTCATCATTGAGTCCCGTACCCGTTTGGCCATTTCACCCGAGCCGAAGTTGTTGACGATCAGCGGCATGAGCCGCCCAGCCCTGGCTTTCACATCGGAAAGGGTGTCAGGATTGCCCAGCACCCGCCGAACATGCCCTAACTGGTACTCTTCGATGATGCCATTGACTGCCAACTGCTTGTCCATCGGCAGTGGCTTGAAGTGGTTGGTGTTTATGACACGTGCACCGTCTTTCGTTCTGCCGGTGCTGGTCTTTCCACTGTTTAGTATTTGCCAAACTTCTCGATACCACGTCAAAGCCATAGTGTTCCCCTTAGCAGAAAAAAGCTTGGTTAGAGGGCTTCTGGATTCAGCTCTCGGTAGCCGCCGTCCAGTTCGGTGATCGCTGCCTCTTCTTCGTACATTTCCAAGTGTCTGGCTATTGTAACACGCCTGATGTCCCGTAGGCTACGCTTATTTGATGCCAGGAAATATGATAACATTCTAACTCCGTCACAATTGGACACCAGAATGCCGTCTGCGATGAACTCGTGCTGGCCTTCCACGCTTATATCATACACTTTCTCGACGCTTTTTCCACCTGTTAGTCGCGGCACAACTGCTTGAGCAGCATATAGAAGTCGTTCTTTTGTGTGTCTGAAAAGCTTTTCCGCAAACGATACAGGTCCGTGTTTCCAGGTCCACGTCTGAATGGTATCGACTCTTGTTCTTACAAAGGGTGGAACAGAACCTGCTGATGGTGGCTTTGACCTGGAGTGTTGTGTAGCTGCTACCGCAATATCCACACTCTTTGAGTACAGTTTTACCTGCGTTACTCGCAGCCACTTCCTTGCCATGCGCAGAATGCCATTGTCTGCCTTCTTCGCTGCCGTGCCAAGCTGCGGCGATGGGTCTGATTCTGTTAAGATTTTCTCTTGCTTTCGTAAGGTCAATGCGTTTTGGAAGCTTCTGGTGTAACTCCGCAGGAATACATTCAATATTCCCTTCTTCGTTGTGTGCAGTATTCCCGTCTTTGTGATGGACTTCATAACCTTCTGGTACAGGTCCGTTGTAATATTCCCAAGTAAAAACGTGAAGCCGTACCGGGCCACTTCGGAAATAGTGCCTATCAGACCAGCCTCTCGCGTCTGGGTAGCGGTACCACGTTCGGCCAAACTGCTCAACAGTCTCGACATTTCGTCGGTGACGCCCTGCAATAAATCTTCCTGTCGTTTTGTCTTTTGCCATTGCTTAATGTCCTCTTTGGTCATTGTAAGCAATCGTTCGCTGTCTGTCAAGGAGTACGCTGGAGTCATGCCACGTTCCTCGGTCCATACCGGGTGCTCTGGAGTGATACGGGTTAGCCCAAGCTGGCGTGTTTTCTGCTTGCCCATGTAGGCCGATACTTCCACCTTTTTCCATCCGGCTCGGGTAAGTACTTCGTCACCGACTCGTACACGGTCGATCCGTACTTGCCCTCGGGCTGTGGTGACTTTTGTGTGGCCTGCGAAGCAATAGTGAATAGGGCTGTTTGGCCCAATCCCTTTGGGGATTTTCCCATTTTTATCACGTTGGGCCAGTGCACAGGCTTCGGCAACATCTTTTGCCATGGTTGTAAAGAATAGCCGCTTCGTAAAGAATAATTTATTCACCAGGAATGCGCTATCCTCGACCAGTGGATTTTTACCACGTTGAATCCAATGAATCCGGTGCTTGCGCAACTCCTTGGTGAAGTGGCTGATTTGGTCCTTGGCAGTCGTGTCTGGAATCCAGACAATTTTGTTGTGTGGAAAGTCATGCCGCACGACGGCGGGTGCCTCTCGAATATCGGGAAAGTCATACCCCTTCACCACGTATATCCGCCCACCGCGTTCCACCCCCGTGCATCCTCGAAAGTACCCGGTGTTGAAGTCCTGCGCCCAGTACACCGTTTCATCAGGTCCAATCTCCTGATCCATATCGACATGGATAAAGTTTCTCCCCCAATCGAAGTCACCAAATACACGCCCTGTCGATATAGGCAGAAAATAACCTTCCAGGAATACTTTGCGTTCGACTTCATTGTACATTTTATAGAGTGATTCTACATATTCAGGATCAAGGTGCGGGTTGTCTCGGGTGCTTCCTCTAATAAGTATGAATGCAGCCCCTGTTTTTATGAATTGTGTATAGACACGGTACAGCCCCTTTTGACCCTGGCTTGTTGAAGCAAATAAAAGTGCGGGTTTGCGCAGCCCTTTTATGACTTGCCGTGTTCGTTCGTTTAGTGCTTTTACTGCCTCAAATGTAAGATCGTCTGATGTGCTTGTTCCAAGATCGTCTATTTCATCACCAACACTTATATAAGCGTTAAAACCTACTATCTTACTTGGTTCTGAAAGTGATACTAAAATGATGCGCACATTACCTATAAATATCGTGTTATTTTTTGTGTCGTGTCTATACACAGTTTTTGAGGCATCAAGGTCTTCTTTTATCATTGCTAATGTTGTTTTTTCTAAGTGCGAAAGTGTCACACCACCAAGACAAATTACGGGGCTGTGCCCTTCTGTATCTGTTTTACCTTGTAGTATTTTTACATAATGTAGAACTACTTTGCATATTGCGCTTGATTTCCCGGCTCCGTAGCCACAGCATAGTATAAAAAATCGGTGTTTAATAAACAAGAAAGGTGCTTGAATAAATTGCCCTTGATGTTTAAGTAATTTTATCTTTTTCACTGTGTAAATATCTCTTCAATAGAGCCGTCGGCTGCGATGATGAATGGGTCAGGCTCATTGTCCTCTTCGTCATCACCAAATCGTTTTTTAGCCTTTGCAGCTTTTTCTTTTTCTTTGTTGGTCAGCTCTGCCGTTTCTGTACCCTCATGAATCTCTACATTATCCATTGCTGCAAACTCTTCGGCAGTGAGCGATATGAAGAATATATTTAGTGCGTCGTTCTCTTCGACTTCCTTATTCTTTGTGATGCTCAAAACATCGCGACGCATATCAGCAACTTTCAGTCTAAGGGTAAGGGTGTCCTTGATGTCCTTGGTAAAACTTTCTGCCTCTTTCGGATTTCTAATATCATAGTTTGATTCGCGTGGTGACTCGGATTTTAGCGTCTCTGAAATGCTCTCTATTTCTTCAATTTCTTCAAGAAACTTCTCGGCCATGATCTTGCGTGTTTCTTGCTTGTAGCGTGGGTTGTCCAGGACCATGGGCCTGAGTTTTCCATCTACCCCCATATAATTGAGGGACATGCCATCGTCGCCGAACTTTTCAAAGGCAGTAATACAGGCATCAACGAGCGCTTCTACATAGTCTGGGTCGGTTTTTTCGGGCAGGGTTGGACGAACTAATTTTTCTTTTGCCATATGGGGTATCGTAGCCCTTGTTTTGGGTGTTGTCAAATATCAACTGATTACCCCAATTTTACTGCGGAACGTTGCTGAATGTGCACACCTTGCTTCATTACTCCCGCACTTTCCCACGGCCACCACTTTGCTGGATGGGAAATGGTTCATGCTTGCACCGGCTCCCACTTTGCTTCACTGCCCCTTACTTTGTTGGATGGGAAATGATAATTATTATTTATCACCTGTGAAAATACTTGAA